GAAATGAAGGCTTTTGTTAACTTAGGTTTGGCCTCCGAAGATTATGATGCTATATTTAGCCTATATATTTTAAACAATAAAAGTTATAACATGGATTTACAAGAAATCAAACAACGTATGCAATCGTTGCAAAACAAAGGCAAAGGTGGTGGTAAAGATGACCGCGCCAAAAATTTCTGGGTACCACCTGTTGGTAAATCAGTAATTCGTATTGTTCCATCTAAGTTCAACAAATCAAATCCGTTCAAAGAAGTAATGTTCCATTATGGTATTGGAAACAAAACCATGCTATCATTAACTAACTTTGGTGAAAAGGATCCAATTGTAGAATTTGCTCAACAACTGCGTAAAACTAGTGACAAGGAAAATTGGTCATTAGCTAAAAAAATTGAACCTAAAATGAGGGTATTTGTTCCTGTCATTGTACGTGGCGAAGAAGACAAAGGTGTTCGCATGTGGCAATTTGGTAAGGAAATGTATCTTGAATTATTAGGTATTGCTGAAGATGATGATATCGGTGATTACACAGATTTAATGGATGGTAGAGACTTAACAGTTGATACAGTTGGTCCTGAAGTAACAGGCACTAAATTTAATAAGTCATCTATTCGTATCAAACCAAAAACATCATCATTATCAGATGATAATGAAGTAATTAAGAAATGGATTTCAGAACAACCAGATATACTTTCATTATATAAGAAGTATGAGTTTGATGAAATGAAAACCATGTTAATGGAATGGTTAGAACCAGCTGAAGAAACAACTGAAGAAACAACTGAAGAAGTTTCTGAAACACCAGTAGTAGAAGCACCTAAAGCTAACTATGCCCTTAACACTAAGAAAAAAGGGTTTGATGAAAATGAATTTGATGAACTTTTTAACAAGTAAATAACATGGCTAAATCCATTAAAAGTGTAAATGCAAGTGTATCACAGGCAATTAAAGGTACATTTGATCTTGACAAGTTCAAGAAAACTAAAAAGCTAGACCAATCATCTAACTTTAAAACGCAAAAGTGGATTCCATTTTCACCAGCAGTACAAGATGCATTATCTATACCTGGTGTACCTATGGGACATATAACCATAGCCAGAGGTGGTTCAGATACAGGTAAAACAACATTAATGATTGAAGTAGCAGTAGCTGCTCAGAAAATGGGAATTTTACCTGTATTCATTATCACTGAGATGAAATGGGATTTCACTCATGCTCAAAAAATGGGATTTCAATGTGATGCTGAACCAGATACAGAAACCGGAGAAATAATGAATTATAAAGGTTTCTTTCTCTATATTGATAGATCATCTTTAAATTCAATTGAAGATGTGTCAGCATTTATAGCTGATATTTTGGATGAACAAAAGAAAGGTAATTTACCACATGATTTATTATTCTTATGGGATTCAGTAGGATCTATACCATGTGACATGAGTATTGAACAAGGTAAAAATAATCCAATGTGGAACGCAGGAGCAATGGCTACACAATTTGGTAATTTTATTAATCAGAAAATACCACTATCACGCAAAGAATCATCACAATTTACTAACACATTCTTTGTAATTAACAAAGTAGGAGTTCAACCAGCACTTACACCAATGAGTCAACCAAGGATGACTAATAAAGGAGGTAATACAATGTATTGGGATGCTTCATTAGTGATTACATTTGGTAATGTTACTAATAGTGGTACAAGTAAGATTCATGCTCAACATAAGGGTAAAAAAGTAGAATTTGCTAAACGTACTAAAGTGTCAATTGATAAAATTCATGCTGACTGTGGTATTGCTACTACATCAACAGTAATTGTAACACCTCATGGATTCATTCCAGATGATAAAGATGATGAAAAAGCTTATAAAGCTGCTCATGCTGCTGAATGGTTTGGAGAACAAGTAAATATTGATGAAATTAAAATCACTGAAGATAATAGTGAGTGGGAAGAAAGTAGTAAAATATCACCAATGATTGAAATTGATAAAGATGATGAACAAGACGCTTAAAGACATCCTTAATAACATAAAGAATACTAAAGATGAACCATTACATTTAAACAGTAGAGTTCTTCTTGTAGATTCAATGAATACTTTTTTAAGAAGTTTCGCTATGATCAACCATATGAATCCAAGTGGAGCCCACATAGGTGGGCTCACTGGATTTCTAAAATCAATTGGTTTTGCAATCAGGCATATTAAACCTACTAGAGTAATTTTAGTATTTGATGGTACAGGCAGTACTACAAATAAGAAAAATTTATTTGCTGATTACAAAGGCAATAGAAAAATTCAACGTATAACTAATTGGGATGGGTTTGATAATAGGGAAGAAGAATCAGCATCTATTGAAAATCAGATATTACGTTTAGTTAGTTATCTAAAATTTTTACCTGTTGATTTACTTGCAATTGATAAAGTAGAAGCAGATGATGTTATAGCTTATATAACTAATAAAGCTAAGGAAGAAGTATACATAATGTCTGCTGACCAAGATTTTATACAATTAGTAAATGACAAAGTAACAGTATATTCTCCTATTAAGAAGAAATTTTACACACCTAAGTTAGTTAAAGAAGATTATAAATTATATCCTCAAAACTATATTAACCAAAAGATATTAATGGGTGATAACTCAGATAATATACCTGGTGTTAAAGGTTTAGGACCTAAAAAATTATTTAAGTTATTCCCAGAACTTGAACAGCCAGAAAAAATTACATTTTCTGAAATAATGGAGAAATGTAATGAAAAAAGAACAGAACATGGTTTGTATGAGGATATTTGTAATTTTAATAAACAATTACAAATGAATCAACAACTTATGGATCTAACAGAAGTAGATATACCTGAAGATGGTATTGAAGAAATAGAAGAGGTTTTAACTAGTGATCCTGTAAAACTAGATAAATTAGCATTTCTAAAATTATACAATGAGGATAAGTTAGGTAATTCAATCCCTAATACAGAGATTTGGTTAAATGAAATATTTTCGTATCTTCAAATTTATAAAACAAAATAAAAGTTATGACAACTTTTTCTCGCTTAAATGCTTATGGTTTGGGTTTTCAAACCAAGGTTATTAGTTCGCTTTTAAAGAACAAAAAATTTCTACTTAATATTCGTGATGTAGTAACACCAGAATATTTTGATAATCAAGCACATCAGTACTTAGTAGAAACTATTATTAAATATTTTGATAAATATCACGCTACACCAACATTAGACATACTTCATATTGAAGTGAAAAAGATTGAAAATGAAGTATTAAAAACATCAGTAGTAGAACAACTTAAAGAAGCATATAAATCTTCAAATGAAGATCAAGAGTATGTAGAACAAGAATTTAGTAACTTTTGTAAAAATCAACAGTTAAAGAAAGCATTATTAACATCAGTTGATTTATTACAATCAGGAATGTATGATGATATTAGATCACTTATTGATTCAGCTCTAAAAGCAGGGATGGATAAGAATTTAGGTCATGAATATGAAAAAGATGTTGAAGATAGATATCGTGAAGAATATAGAAGTCCTGTAGCTACACCATGGTCTGTAGTTAATGATTTATTACAAGGTGGTTTAGGTGGTGGAGATTTTGGATTAATATTTGGAGGTCCAGGTGGTGGTAAGAGTTGGGCATTAATCGCTCTAGGAGCAGCAGCTGTAAAAGCTGGTTTTAATGTTAATCATTATACACTTGAATTAAGTGAAGCATATGTTGGTAAAAGATATGATGCTTGTTTCACTAACATATCAGTAAGTAACATTCAAGAACATAGATCAAATGTTGAAAAGGTGGTCTCTAACTTACCTGGTAAATTAGTAATTAAAGAATATCCGATGGGTAAAGCGACTATAAACACCATAGAATCACATATTCAGAAATGTAAAGATTTAGATCAAATGCCTGATTTAGTGTTAATTGATTATGTTGATTTATTACGTGCTAATAGAACAAGTAAAGAACGTAAGGAAGAAATTGATGATGTTTATGTATCTACTAAAGGTTTAGCTCGTGAATTAAATGTTCCAATATGGTCTGTAAGTCAGGTAAATAGAGCAGGTGCTAATGACAATATTATTGAAGGTGATAAAGCAGCAGGTTCATATAATAAAATGATGATTACTGATTTTGCAATGTCATTATCACGTAGACGTCAAGATAAAGCAAGTGGTACTGGCAGATTTCATATTATGAAAAATAGATATGGTATGGATGGGATTACTTATTCAGCTGTTATAGATACATCTACAGGTCATATACATATTGATACTAATGAATTAGATGAAGAAACACTTGAAAGAGAACGTCCTACTAAATTAAATGAAAATTTCGACACAGTAGATAGGGATATGCTTAAAAAGAAATTTTTTGAACTTAATAATAACAGATAATTTAAACATATTTATACACATGAGTACAGTAGTTCTAGTATCGTGTTCCGCGGGTAAAGAGGAAAAAGCAATGCCCG